AATGCATTGGTCAACAATACTACAGCAAGTAATAATACAGCAGTTGGATCTAATGCATTATTAGCAAACACAACTGGAACAAAAAATACTGCTGTAGGCTCTAATTCAGCAGATGCAATAACAACTGGTAACTTTAATGTTGCTCTTGGATCAGATTCATTAACTGCAAATACAACTGGTAGCAGAAATACAGCATTAGGTGTTGAAGCATTAAAAGCAAATACTACTGCAAGTGATAATGTTGCTATCGGAAAAGATGCAATGATAGCAAACACAACTGGAACGGAAAACACAGCTGTTGGTACTATTGCACTAGATGCTAATACTACAGCTAATTCTAATAGTGCTTTTGGTTATGCTGCATTATCAGGTAATACCACAGGAGCAGCAAATACTGGTTTAGGACGTGCAGCTTTATTTTCAAATACAACTGCTGATAATAATACAGCAATAGGTTATAACGCATTGCTAGTAAACACAACTGGAACGCAGAACGTAGCTGTGGGAGCCAATGCGTTAGATGCTAATACAACTGGAAATAATAATATTGGAATCGGTCACAATTCAATGGGAGGTACAACAACTGGTTCTAGTAACACAGCAATAGGAAGTCAATCTTTAAGAGCAAATACCACTGGTGAAGCTAATACAGCCTGTGGTGAACAAGCCTTATTGAACAGTACTACAGGATCTAGTAATACTGCTGTTGGAAAAGCTGCATTAGAAGCAAACACAACTGGTGCAAATAACACAGCAGTTGGCCGCAGTGCATCGTTATTGAATACCACTGGAAGTAACAATACTTCATTAGGATATTTTGCGTTAGAAAAAAATCAAACTGGCGTTAATAATGTGGCAATCGGAAAAGAAAGTTTGCTGTCAAATACAACTGGTGATAATAATACTGTTGTTGGTACAGAGGCACTAAAACAGAATACAACTGGAGGTCAAAATTGTGTTTTTGGAATAGAAGCTGCTAGAGATCTCACAACTGGTAGTGATAACACTTGTATAGGAAAATCTGCTGGAGAACCTATGAGTACAGGTTCAAATAATCTTTTATTAGGACACGATGCTGGAAGAGGAAATTCTCCATCAGGTGAGGTTACTACAGGAAGTAATAATGTAGTTTTAGGAAATAATAATATAAGTAATCTTTTCTGTGCAGATACTTCAATATCAAGTTCAGATTCAAGAGATAAAACTGATGTAGAAAGTTTCAATATTGGTTTAGCTTGGATTGAAGCATTAAGACCTGTTACCTACAGATGGGATAGAAGAACTTGGTATGGTACTGAAGAAGAACCTTATGGTACACCTGATGGTTCTAAAAAAAGAGCTAGATTACATCTTGGATTTTTAGCACAGGAAGCACTTGAAGTAGAGAAAGCAAATGGTTATGGAACATCAAATGATGATTCATTAATACTAAATTTGACAGATGATGGCATGAGTTATGGAATGAAGTATGAAAGAATCGTTCCAATACTTGTAAATGCTATTAAGGAGTTATCCGCAAAAGTCACAGCCCTCGAAGCAGGGTAAACTAAAAGTAACCTAATTTTTATTATGGAAGAAAGAACTGCTGACGAAATCGCTAAGATTTTCTCTGCTGCTGGTGATAGCGTAACAGTCATCGGTACTGCTCAAGAATCAGGTGAAACTGATGCTGATTTTAAAGACAAGATCAAGCGTAATGTAGAGCATCTTGAACTTATCAAGGACTACAAAAAACTTGATGGAACTACTTCTATCTGGACATCTGAATCATTCACAGATATAGATGCTGCTATCGTTGCTGGTAAAAAACTCTACTAAATTATGAATTTACAGGAAAGACTACAGCAACTTGCTGTTGAAAGGCAAAATCTTACTATTGCCTTACATGAAGTTAACGGTGCGATGAAGATTCTTGAACAGCAGATTCTTGAGATTCAAGAGACATCCGAAGTAAACCAGCCATCAGATACAGAGGCATCAACCCCACAAGAAGCAACAGCACCATCAGAGTAAGTGGTGCTACCATTTTGTTAACTACTTCTTTAATCATATGTTTCAAAAAATCGCTAATGTTTTGAGTATTGTCTCTTTCATAATGGTATCTTCTGTTATCGGTGGAGGATACTTTGGATATAAATATGTAACATCAGAACAGGTAAAGGCAAAATTAATGAATCAAATACTTGGCGAAGTAAAAGGGCTGTTACCTAATGTGTTAGATAAAGGTTTGCCTAAAACAACTGGCATATCTATACCAACATTACCAAAAAACTAATTGGAAATACCAGAGATAAGTATTCCAGAAATACATATTCCTGAGGTTCATATACCTTATACTTTTTTACCTAACTATGAACATTCAAATGTAGAAGTTATAGGTTGTAATTATTATCATCGTGACACAAAAAATACAGGCAATAGAAATTTATTATTAGATGATCCAAATGGTGTGGTAAGTAACTGTCCGTACCCAAGTTTTTACCCATTAAACTATGTACCAGATCAACTAATTATTGTTGAAGAGGCTGCACCCATAAATAAAGAACCTGATAAATTACCAGAAGGAAAACAACCACAAACACAGATTCCAAAAGAAGAAAAAAAGCAAGATGATTATAAACCTTGCCCACCAAAAGATGCACCATTTAGGCAGGGGGATTTTAAAAATGAGCTTCGGCTTGAAAGGCTGGTAAAATACGAACGAGATATAAATGGTTCTTGCAATGCGGTTTGGGAAGAAGTACCTTTTATCGACCAATATATTCCACAACCTAGCACTATTGTCTCTACTGCTGTTATTGCTAGTGTGGCTGCGACTACTCCTATTATTTTAAATTTAGTAAAACCTATTGTTAAACAAATAATTAAAAAGCTTACAAAGAAAAAAGATAAGTTAAAATAAAAAAACCCTATTCAAAATGGCGAAGGATAGGGCGTCTAGGTAGACAAGTTTCAACCAGTGCTTGTCTACTGCTTTAATTTGTGAGTATGTGGTATAACTTGATTTGGTGGTACTGTCACTTTTATCCCTTCACAAATTTGTGCGTATTTGCCTACGAAGGTCACTCCTAGGTTCGCTTGCTCTCCGCAGACTTTTAAACGAAACATTGCAAGCTCTAGCATCTGTTTCTGGTATAACAATTCTTGATTTTTTATATTTACCTCTGTAGCTTTTAAACATAAATCAGGAGCTTTACCTAAAGGAATTGTAATCTGTGCTGAAATTCCATAATTTAAGTTGTAATTATCTTTCTCGAACCTTGGAGTTTCTTGGACGTATTTAATTTGGCCTGTATCTTCATCGTAAATGTTTTGTTTAGTCACTGTTTCTATTGGTCTATTAAATGACCAAGCATCTGTCACATAAGGAGTTATCGTGAGACTTGGTGAACTACAAACAATTCCCTGTGACATACGAAACTGAGGTGTTGATTGAGGAGCAATCATTGTCGCATTATTGTTAACTGTACCCTGTGCATTTGAGCTAGGACTTGCAACAGTTGTATTAGCTAAAACTCTTGCAGGGCAAAGGATTACAAGAATTACTGACCAAAGGTAGTTTCTACGGTTGTTGTAGTTGTTGTATTTATGGTGCGATTTATTGTTGTTATTGTGTCGATTCCCGGTGTGATCATTGTCTCTACCAACGAAAAAGGTTGACTTGCATTTACTATTTTCCATCTAGGCACACCTTCCAATGTAGGACTTGTATATGAAAAGTTAATTCCATTAACTGTTTGTGTGGCTTCTGCTGTTGGTATTGAGTTAATATATCCATTAATATCGCTGCTCTCTATGTTTGTTCCTGATACACCATAGGAATAACCTGTTCGATATTGATGGCTGGTTATTGATTCTGTTACTACTGATTGGGATGTAGAATTTGTGCTGGAAGATCCTGTACGAAAGGTTGGTACTACTGGATTTGCAAGGATTTTTACAGGAAATAATATTATTAATAGCAGCCAAAACCTAGTCAATTTGGATTGTTACTGTAGTTGATCCTACGCAACTAGAACCTGATCCAAATGCGCCGCTACAAGTGTGAACACCTGACGATAAAGATGTCATAGAACCAGATCCAAGAGTACCACCACTACCTACAGTTGTTTGTCCTGACAAATGAGGCAATGTTGCTATGCCTGATGATGGTGTAATTGCAGAAGGTGTAGCATCGCCTATGTTTATAGCTTCTGTCAAACTAAATGCTGAACCTGACGTTGTAACTGATTTATCGGTTTGTATTAAAGCAGGTACGCCATCAGTTAAGCTGCCTAAATTTAATCCACCAATTTGACCAGCAGTAGTACTGCCACCAGAAGTAACAGAGGGGGTAATATTGTTACCTGATATTGAATAAGTCGTTCCAAGCTTATTTGTAACGCTGTATGGCATATCTACAGTGATCTGTGCAGATGTTGTGAACTTTTGAGTTATGTCTGCGTATGAAGCAGGACTAAAAGCCAAAAGTAATATTGGGATTAATTTCTTCATTTTTTGTCCTCTTTTTTGTCTACGACTTCCGCACCAAGAATCTTGATGGGTGTCTCTATTCTAATTGTTTGATAACCTCCTGATTGTGATGCTAGTAACGCTTCTACTTCTTTTTTGTTTAATGGTTTATCTTCTGGCTTAAACGTACCATCACCTCTTTTCTTTGCACCCTCTAAACCAAAACTGGCTAATGCACCAGTTAAAAGCGAAGCCGGAAAGGTTATATCCTTGGGTTCGTTACTATATCCCGGGATTGAAATATAGTTTAGAGAAACTATAAATCCACTCCAAGCAACAACAACAAGCCTTACTACAACTGAGATAAATGCCAATTGTTCCTCTTTGTCCTCAATAGTCTCTTTGAGCTTTTTGAGTGGATTTTTTTTGACTTCTTCTGCCATAACTAGGATTTATTAGTCATACTAGGCATAATTATACTTTAAGGCAATGTCTGAAATTTATCCTGTATTAATTGGCGTTGCAGCAACGGCTTTCGTCATGGTTTTATCCAATATAAGTAGTCGAAGAGACAGAGACATTATAGAATTGTTTCGCAGAGTAAATCAGCTTGAAAAAGAGGTCAGTAGGTTAGAAGGACAGAATCGTTAATTTTTGGTATGTTTGGGAAAGAACATAAAACACTATGTCAAAATTTTTAATTAATCTATTCATTAAATTTGGTAAATCTGAATCTTTGCGTAAAGCTGCTTTAAGTTTATTAAAGGATCTTGCAGCTAAATCAGATAATGATGTTGATGATGCCATTGTCAAAATGATTGAAGAAAAATTATTTCCAGTAAAATGAACGTTAAAAAATTTCTCAACATAGAGATAGAGGAAGCACCACCAGAGTTGCAACTGTCTGTTGAAATGCGTTGTAGAGAAATTATGCAAAGTAAAGATTATGACAATATAAAAAGATACTGCACACATTTAGTAAGACATCAAATGCACCAAGATGTTTTTCTTGCATCTTTACTTGGTAGACTGGTTGAACTTGAAGCAGAAAATGTAGTACAAAAAGTCAGAAACAAACCAGACCTTATCAAAAGATTTAAAAAAAGATTTTTCAAGTAATTTGATAAAGTCTTTGCTTTTCAATCACTTTTTTCATTGACCAATATCTTATAAGTGTTTCTAGTTCGTTTATACGTTTTTTTGCAGCAATAATTTTTTCTTTTGTATTCATAAATTATTTTTCATATTTTTCCATATAGACCTTTTTTTCTTCATCTGTAAAGTCTTTCATCTGCATTTTGTGAACTTTATCAACTTGATAATTATATTTAAGTATTGCTGTTTTTATATGTTCAGCAACCCAACGACCTTGTTCTGTTACAACTTGTGCCTTGCCTCTATCGTTAATAAAAACATAATGGTCATAACCTTTTAAGGTATCGTCGAGCAACTCTTTTTCCATTTTTTGAAAACGTAATTCTTTAAGTTTATTTAACTTAATTTTGAATTTGTTTTTATTATATTGACTCATAATTAAAAGCTTTTTTTGTTTCTGTGGGATTTAGATTGTTTTCTTTGTTTTGGACATTCTGTGCTTTTTGGTTTTTGCGAAGTAAGATGCCAACCATTACCTTTAGGACATTGATAAGCATAACTATGACCTTTGCCAACGTGTCTCATTTCTGATGCTATCACTTTGGCATCACTTTCTGTACGATAACTTACTTTTTGGCATTTCCAACAATGATTTTGTATGATAAAACCTTTATCAATAATATATTGTTTTAGGTTTTTTAAATCAATTCTTTTTCCCATGCGAACCGTCTTTGAAATCTTTTACAAATACTTTTTTTATGTGGTTCCAGTTAGCCTTAATTAATTTGTTTGAAAAGTTATTACCAGAGATTGTTTCGCAATCTTTTTCAGTAAATTCATAATTTAAAAAAAAGTTATCCCAGTTAATAAAAATAGCTTTGTTCGCTACTGCATTGGCATATTCAGTTGCATTATCTATGGTTTCAAAGTCATAACATCGCAAGATGCTTACATACAAAACTTCTGTATTCTGTGCATATTGAATAGTTACGCATTTAAACTTCGCACCATCAAAGGTACGTTTTACTGTCTTGCCCATTAGGTCGGCATAGTCCACCACAAGTTTCCTACGATTTTTCTTGAACATCTAACTGTTTTTCGATTTCAAATTTTTCATCAAACAGAGCATGAATCTGTTTTGATATTTTTCTTTGTATTAGAGGATTATCCTCTTTAAATCTTTGTTGTGTAAGTTCTTTTAATTTTTGATCAATGTTGTAATACCTTAATTCAAGAAACTGTTGTTGATCTGATGCAACAAAGTCTGGATTTGGCTTTGTTTTACTTGCTTCAATAGTTACATCTATTGTTACGTGTTTACAAGCTGTAGGCTGTGTTATTGCTTGTTCTACTGTTATTGGAAAAGGACAAAGTTTTATCCAATCCTCAAGTGCTTTGTTTGTAAAATCTAGTCGCATTCTGGACATTCAAAATGTAATGGTTGTTCAGTGACCATTGCCGATAAAACCAGCAAGGCCATTTTTGTAGGAGGTTGTTCGTTACTAAAAGGTAAGATTTTTTTGTTTGGTAAATGCAAGCCTTCGTTAGAAACAATTAAAGAATTTTCGCCAGCACATTCAGCAGAATGTTTTTTGTCTAGTTGAGAAAATAAAAGGCCGTCACCATATTCTTTGTTGTGGCAAGTATGTGGCCTAAAATCAAACCAATCTAGATCAAAGCACTCAAGACCAAGTGCTAAATGGTCTTGAAATACTGCAACATTTGGTGGCAGCTTAGGCTCTGTTACTTTAGGTAGTGATTTTTTCATAGTTAAAAAGGTATTTCTTCTTTTTCTGTTTTTGCTACAGAAATTGCACCTGACACAAAAGAAGTGCCATTTTTAGATTCTCTATGCCAAGCACTAACTGGTACTTTTACAACTTTTTCGCCAGCATAGTTGTCCTCGCCTTCTTGGCCTGTAATCCATTCTGCCAATGCCATGGCATCTTGCAAAGTAAATTCTATATTGCCACCTAAGTCTGGTGATTTAGCTGATTTTTTATCAGTATTATTAAAGAGGACAAGACGCCCTGTAAAAAGGTTTTCGTAGGCCATAATTAAAAAGATTTAATAGGAATGATTGAGTTTGTTTCTTCCCAAGCAAGTACTTGTGGAAGTGGGTATCTGATAAGGGGAGAACCCAAAGCAGTTGCCTGTCGTGGTACTGAATACCACTGTGGACCTTCTGCTTTACCTCGCCTTGTACTTGTTCGCCACTTCTTTATGGTTCTTTGAGTTATACCATATCGTTCTGCGAGGTCTTTGGTTGATAGATAAGGCTGGTCTTGTTCCATTACTTAAGTACCTTTATCTTCTTAACAATAAGAGTTTCTAATTGCTCTTTTTGTGTAATAGTCAGTTTACCTTGTGCGAATCTAGTTGCAATGTTTTTCTGATGATCTGTTAATTGTTCTTTGCTTTTTGCATTTAGTATTGCATTTTTTGCAAGACCAAAAGTTTTATCAGTATCAGATGTATTTGATATTTCTTTGACTTGCTCTCGCAAAGTCTCTATAACCTCGCCTTTATTTATATTTTTTTCTTGTACCTTTTCTTCTTCTTCCATATTAAAGTCCATATCTGTTTCAAGACCTAAGATCAACTTAATGCTGTATCTTCTTTGATATGTAACTGCACCACCCCAGTTATGTGTTTGGTTTTTCTTAGGGTTGGCCATATCTTTTTCTGATAAAAATATTGGCAGTTCACTTTTTATCATGCCACCACTTTTATGTATAAGTCTTGTGACAATAAGTGTTTCGCCTGTAGGAGTATAGCCAAAGCCTTGTGAAAGACAAAGACCATGTTTAAGAAGAACAGGTGTAACCAAAGAAAGCATTTGTTCCAGAGGTAAATAGCTGTAACCAAAAGAACCTACACCAACTTGTTTGGTCTTACCCATAGTTGGAAATTCTGCTTGTGCTTTTTGTAAAGCTGTTGCCACTTCTTGGCATGGGTGTTGTGGATAATCTGTCATTGTTTTAGTTTGTTTTGTATGCCCAACTTGGTAGGCTAAGTGTTTGGATTTCTTCTGCATAACCATGCCAGTGGGCATCTGTATGACATTTAGAAATAAGTTTGAGGGCAGCTTGTCTAAGACGTTTGCCTTCAGCAATTGCATCTTCGTCTAGCTCTGTAATGCTTATGGCATATGGGTAGACTTTTTCGACTGCTATAAATACAAATCGCTTTGCACCAATTACTTCTAAGTAATGAGCAGTCTGTAGGTGGTAAAGGTAATTGGCCACTGACTTTATAAATTTGTCTGGGTGGCTATTACCCTCGCCAGTTGTTTTAAGGTCGATAATTGTATCACCATTTAAAAAGTCGCATCTTGCTTTGCAAGTAAGACCAGTTTCCTTATCTTCTTTCCAAAAGCTTTGTTCAGCAGAACCAACTGAAAGAAGTTTTTTTGCAATTGGGTGTGACCAAACAGCATTGGCAATACTTGATGCAAGATCGTATTCTTGGTTTGTTATAGGTTCTATACCTTTGGCTGCCATTTCTTCTGCTTGCACTTTTCCAGCTTTGGTTGATCTACTAAGGCAAACGCCATAAGCTTTTTTTGCTCTGTCTGGTTCTAAGGTAAATGCGTGGCAAAGTTCGCCAACTCTAAATGCTTTTTTTAGTGCTGGTTCGTGTTCTAACTTCTTCTGTTGATACTTGCTTTGATAAAACACTTGCGGACAAGTGCTTGTAATAAGCTTCAGATCGCTGGCAGAATAAGCTGGGTCTGCATGATATACCTCTGCTGGTATATACTCTGAGTCTGTATTAATCTTTGGCATTTAGTTTGTCCTCTAGGTTTGCAACACGTATTTTAAGTGTTGTAAGTTCTTCGGCTTGTTTAACAATAAAGTCTTTTATGACATTTATTTTGCTATCTAAGGCCAGTACAGTTTGACCTGTATTGTGCCCTAGTTCTCTAGTTGTTTGAGAAAGTTTTGTAAGAGCATCTATAAGTTGAAACCTAGATGTTTTTTGTTCTTCTTCGTTCTTTTGTATTGTCTCAAGAATCTTTTGTATGTCTCTAACCATTTTTTTTGACTTCTCCTGTTTGTATAAAAGTTTTAATCCATTTGTCTAGTTCTTCTTCTGACATAGAGCTAATGTAATCTTCAACGCACATGGCGGTAAGATATTGGTCATTAAGAACATTATTCAAGATAGTTTTATGAATATGTCCATCTAAGCGGTCTACCATTTGGCTACCTCTTGGCAAGCCAGTTCTACACCAGCACGACAATCTGCTTTGGTCATGTCTTGTAGTGTTGAGGTAAGTGCGGTAAATAAGATACCGCCTATTGCTAAGTAAAGGAATAAGTGTTTCATCTCATTGCCCTCTGTCTTAGTAAGAAAGAAAGTTGCTTTTTGTATTTAGTAACATTTCTTTTGTGCTTGGCTAGCTCGGTAAAATCGCCAGTTGCACAGCAAAAAGCGTAACCGTTTTGTGCTTCTTGAAACTTGACCTTTACTTGGTCTATCTCTTGTTGTAGTTCGTCTACCATTTTTTTTGGGGGTTGTGGGCTCTCGCCCTTACTTCAATTATAGTCTGGGTTTTCCCTATTGGCTACCCACCTAGTGTTCGGTTTGTTTTTTGGCAAAAGTTAATCTGTACCGTTAGATATTTTTAATAAAAGTTCTTTTTCTTTAATAGGGTCAAAGCAGATGTCTCTTTCTACTGGCAACCCAAAAGGACCTCTAAGTTCTTTTATTTCTTTCATATCAAAAGAACCATACTCTTGTTCGTGGCCTTTTACCAAACCCCAAGCAATTTCTGTCTCTGGGTCGTATTCAGCGATAAACCAAGTCCAGTTGCTATCGGGTGTGAATAGCTTTACATAAAAGACCATTTCTTGTGATAGGTCATCATGTGCTGGTTGGCTATAAAGCTTTGGAAGTTTTTTTAGAATTTCTTTTGTTAAAAGTTTCATTGTTTTTTGTAAAGTGATTTTAAATAAGTTGTTTCGATAGCTCTTCTTTGTTTAACGTATTCTTCGTTTTTCATGTTTTCAAACAGATACCTGTCAAACAAATTACCAAGTGCTTCGTAATATTCTTTTTTTGTCATTAGAAAGGTTGATCCCAAGTGTCGTATTGTTTACTTGTAATAAGACCATCTTTGCAAAGGGCATCTGTGTAATCGTTCCACTCGGTACGCTTTGCAACTTCATCTCCTCGTCTGTAGCCGTGTTGTATGGCTTTGATTTTGTAGATGTATCTGAAAAGCTTGATTGCTTCTGCTTTGGTCATTGGTTTAGAGGTAGCCATTAGACTACCTCTTTGATGTCAGAACCAACTTTAATGTGTGCTGCAACAGCTTCATCTAAATAAAGATGTCCACCATAAAGATCAAGTGCTGAAAATAAAGCCTTTAGACTACCTTCATGTAAAAGGTTGTATCTAACACCTTTTGCTGGCTTTCTCCAACCAGCTGGTTTAAATACATCTCCTGTTTCTCTATCAATAAAAGCAAAAGCGCCTTCGTTGTGTGTTAACTTCAAGTACTTGTTACCTTCAGTTATAAGAAAGTCTCTTTCGCCACCTTCTTCATAAATAAGTTCGTTTAACTTATCTTGGTAAAGTCTTGCTTGTTCGTAGACTTTAAGTGTTTGGTCAGTCATTAGTTTTTTGAGGTTGGGAGCATCTCTGCCCTATGATTCCATATTACCATTCCCTTAAGTGTATGTACAGTAAAAGTGTTCGGTTTATGAACTGGTGCATCTAAGGTAGACTATGGGGAACTATGTGGTATAATGGTAGTAAGGGCAAGAGATTGTCCTTGTTCACGAACCTCGAAATTTTAATACTATGGAAAATGCTAAACGCATTAAACTTGCCATCTGCGTCTTTGGGCATGGCGGTTCATATCAAGTCTGGGCATCTGGCTCAGATGAGAATATTGTACTTGCAACCAAAGCAGCAAAAAAAGCAAAAAGGGATTACAAAATTAAAAAAGGTTTTGTAATGCCAGTGAATCTCTATGACATCACTGATACTGAACACTGGGCGTACGATGGTTACACTATTGTTAACCCAGACAAAGTTGATAAAGAGTCAGAGAGTTACAAGAATGACATTTACAATGAGTTTAGAGGCGCAAAGCCAATTAAACGAATTGAAGTTCTTGAAGTCGTACTTTAAAAATACAAGCTGCTCTACATGGGCAGCTTTACTTACACTTCGCAAATTTTATTATGTTATCTTTTGACAACTGGCTTGCTACAGACCAATGTAGTTTTTTCTTACACAAGCATGATGTAAAAAATCAGCTAACTGAAGCTGAACTTCGCAAACTTTATTTTATCTTTAAGAAAAATAAATTTGAAACACCATGCAATGTAAAGATAAAGGAATGTTGGAATCTTCAAAACGAAGATGGAACAACTGGTATTCCTAGTTAAGTACAAGCTGCTCTTAATCGGGCAGCTTTTCTTTCTACTGACTGCGGTGTTTTAATACAACCGGTACATATAACACTGCTGTTGGCCAACTGCTGTATTTTAAATACAAATGGTAACCATAATACTGTTATTGGTTAATTTTACATAAGTCTAGTCATTGCAATGGTTATAAGTTCTACAACTGGTAACCATAATACAGCTATAGGCTTACTGCGGTATTTTAAATACAAGTGGTTACTATAATACTGCTTTTGGTTATGCACCAGTAAAGAAACCGAACATTTAATGGTACATCTAGGGGAAAGATACCCTATAATAAAAGAGTAAGGCAGAGATGCCACAACCCCGACAAACAATGACTAAGACTTACGACCTAACTGAAAAAGAAGCAAAACTAGCCGAATGTGGCGAAATTTGTTTTGATGACTTCCAAGACCCAACTTTAGGTTACTGGAATGTAGACGGCGACCCTGCACTTTTATGTTTTACTTTTAAGCAAGCTTTAGAAACAACCAACTTTACAAAACATCAAATAGCCGGTTTAATAAGTAGTCTAGAAGCTAAAGGCGTTATAGACATAGAGCATAGAGACCCAGTTTGGGAAGGACCAGATTTATTTTGGTTAAACGAAACTTTCGTTAACTATTTAGCAACTAAAAACCAAAAGGAAGCTTAAAAACTTCCTTAAGGTTGACTAGGTACTATTGTTATCATTAAAGCGTAAGTAATCTTTCCTTAAAGAACCGCCTTACCGCCTTTCTAAAAAAACCCTGTACAAAGGGTCTTTTTTTTGTTTATTGTGTATTATTAAAGTAATCAGGGAGCCTGATGCCCATTGCAACACGAGGGCTGAAAGCTGTAATGGCAGGGCAGTCTCGGCGAGGTTGACTGATCTATCCCCTGATTTTATTCATCAAGTTCAACGACAAGTATATCTGCACCTACCTCTTCGCCTTCTTCGCAATACCTTTTCTTCGCAGTAAGAATTGTTACCAATGAATCATCTACAAATGTTATTCCGCTTAAAGCATCTAAACTAGACCTTACGAGTTTATCTAAATCATTTCTTCGGATCGTAACATTTCTAGGTGACCCTGTACGGAGAGTGCCATTGGAGTAATAATGAGCCTTCGGACGCCTAAACCTAAAAGTGGCCTCCACATAACAAGCACCCTTAATAGGTGGTTGTTTTATTTTACTAGCTTCACTTTTTACCAACTCTCGCCATGGTTTTACTCTTTTACTTACTTCAATCATACGACCCTTTCCAATATATTTTTTACTGCCTTGCGGTGCTGCTTCAAGACCATTTACAGAAAATTTAAAAGATGTCATTTAATCCACAAGGGTATCAATTTACCGCACTACCAACAAATCTTAGAGGGAAAATACAACCAAATCAACTTGCGGTGTTATGGGTAATACAGAGCTATGCCAATAAAGATGATCAACAATGCTGGCCATCATTAAAGACGATAGCTGACAATGCTGGTCTAAGTAAAAGAACAGTACAAGATGTTGTTAACCAATTAGTGTCCCTTGGTTGGTTACAAAGAACCCACCAAAAGGGAAACAACGGACAACAGGGTAGCAACTTATATAAAGTAACTGTTTGGCATCTTGCTAATGTACCAGATCCCAGTAATGATCGGCGTGGCAAATCCTGCACCCATGCACCAAATGCTACGCCCCCATGGCAAGAGCTGCCATGCCCCATAGCAGCAGATGCCACCAAACTAGATACAATTAAACTAGATACAAAAGAACTAAATAAAAAAAATACTAAAAAAGATTATTCTGATGACTTTCTTGAATTTTGGTTTTTATATTTAGATATTAAAAAACGAGCTAGTGGCCAGAACAAACCAAAGGCTTGGGAAGAATGGAAAAAAGCTATAAAGAAAACAACACCAGTAAATATAAAAATATCTTTACTTGCTGCCATAAAGCAACAAAGAGCAACAGAACGAGATGGTGGCTTTGCTGTCTGTTTCCCTAATTGTTTTAGATGGTTACGAGATGAGTATTATGAGGGCTATGTAAAAGATGAGAAAGATGCCCTGTACAAGAAAAGAAAAGGTGTTACAAACAAAGAAAGACCTTGGGAAAAAGATAAACCCCAAGATTCAGAATTACCTTTTTAACCTCCCATGACCGTTAACTACAGAAGAACAGCACTAGATAGAGACACTACGTTTTATATTCCAAAAGTAGAATGTTTTGCTTGCTATGACTCGGGCATTGTTTCTAATGGCGATAAGCTTGTAAACCAATTCATTCCAGATTATGACCGAGATCAAAAAGGCCGACCAAATGGTGGACAAGATTTAGCCATTATCTGTCATTGTAAAGCTGCATATGGCGATAGCCAAAGTGATAATGAAAGAGAAAGAGTTGGATTCAGAGATAGTTATGGCAACATAAGAACCGCAGATTCTATAAGAGGAGAGCCACAACCCCTTGGCTTTTCTCTTGAAAAAGAAAAAATACGACAGATACATACTCAAAGAAAAGATGCTTGGCAAAAAGGTGCTAAAGATATAAACGAAATAAGACAAAAAATTGCTAAAGGAGAAAAATACGAAACCCCTTACTACATACAAGTTGTAAAGGAAGAGTTAACCAAAGTAGGCGATATGTTTTCTTTTCCTTCAGAAAAAGCTATCGTTAAATCAATGAAAAAATCTAATGACCAAAATTAACGACCTTAAACCAGACCACAAGAACGCAAGAAAAAGAACAGATCGTTCTGCTTCTTTGATACAAGAATCATTAGAAAGATATGGTGCAGCAAGATCAATAGTAATTGATGAAGATGGTCGTGTACTTGCTGGCAACGGAACTATAGAAGGTGCGAAAGCTGCTGGTCTAGAGAATGTAAGGGTTATTGAATCAGATGGCAAAGAGATAATTGCAATAAGACGCACTGGCCTTACAGAAGATCAGAAAGTTGGTCTTGCTTTAGCTGACAACAGATCATCTGACTTGTCTGATTGGGACGCTTCAATGCTTCATCATTTATCAATGGAACATGAGATTGACCCTTGGTTTGAACCAGAGGACTTAACAGAACTTATGGACGATAGAACAGATGCAGAAGCACCTGAAGATTTTAAAGATGTTGACGAAGATTTAGAAACAGAACATAGATGTCCAAGTTGTGGTTATGAATGGAGTGGAAAAGCAAAATAAATTAAGAAATATTTTTGAACATTTCTTGCAAAATCTTCCAGATGGTTTTGCTGTAGCGACATCTGGCGGTATTTCTTCTGCTGCTTTATTAGCATCTGCAGTTGCTGTAAACAAAAAACCAAGGGTTGTATCTTTTACATTTGATGATTTTGAATCAACAGATTTTACTTATGCCAAAGCAATGGCACATCATTTCAACGTGTCTTTTTATCCTGTGTATTTACCATCTGATAAAAATAAAATTAATAATTCAGTTTCTACACTTATTCATAAGTTTAAATTAAAGAAAAAGGCACGCATTGAATGTTCTTTTCCTTTTCTATATGTGGCAGAAACTTGCAAAGCGCTTGGTATCACTACACTTGTGACAGGTCTTTGTGATGATGGCCATTTTGGTTTATCTAAAAAAGCAATGATACATTACAAGCATACGCAAGAAAAGTTTGACCAATTTAGACATGATTATTTTTCAGACCCAGATGCTGCTGGTCGTAAAGGCATACATAAAATCTGCCAAGATTTTGATGTTGATATTTTTAATCCATATTGCCACCCAAGTGTATTTAAATTGTTTATCGGCAAATCTTGGGATGAATTAAACAAGCCAAAACAAAAATACGCTATTCGTAAATGTTATCCAGAGCTTGAACAATTTAAACTACCAAACCACACTAATTTACAACTTGGCGATAGCAAAATTGCACAAAGAGTAGGAAATGCGGTAATTTCTAAGTATAAACCTAATGCAAAGTCACCAGTTGGTATCTATAACAGAATCGCAAAAGGCATCTATGCCTAAACCACTTTACAAAATACCTTCTATGGTAGAAATAGAAGCAACTCCGTGGAATGGGTTTAAAGTTGCTTCAACATTCTCTGGCTGTGGTGGCTCTTGTCTTGGTTATCGTATTGCTGGCTATAAAGTTGTATATGCAAACGAATTTATAGAATCTGCAAGACAAACTTACAAAGCTAACCATCCAAACAGCTTTCTTGACCCTAGGGACATAAGAAAAATAAATGCAGATGATATTTTAGAAAAGATAAACTTAAAAAAAGGCGAACTTGATTTATTTGATGGCAGCCCTCCTTGCGCTGCTTTTTCCATTGGCGGTAAAAGGGAAGCAGGGTGGGGTAAAGAAAAAAAGTACAGCGAAACAACCCAAAGGGTAGATGATTTGTTTTTTGAATATGCTCGGATACTAAATGGTCTACAACCTAAAGTTTTTGTGGCAGAAAATGTATCGGGTCTTGTACAAGGTACTGCAAAAGGTTATTTCAAACGCATACTTACAAAATTAAGGGATTGTGGCTACAACGTAAAATGCAAAGTCCTAGATGCTCAATGGCTTGGTGTGCCTCAGATGAGAAAGAGAACAATTTTTGTAGGTGTAAGAAACGATTTAAACATAGAACCAGCACACCCAAAGCCAATACCATATCAATATTCTGTTGGCGAAGCACTTATTGATGTAGAGCAGTCAAACGAATATAAGACCATACCAGAACATACAGAAACTTATAAATTATGGAAACTTACAAAACCCGGCGATCAATTTTATAAAGCAGCCATAAAACTTACTGGTCAAAACAAATTCTTTTCCCATGTAAAGCAATCTCCTTTTCGTGTGGCCAATACTGTTGTGCAAGGAACTATGGATAAATACCATTGGACAGAACCTCGGTTGTTCACAATTCAAGAATTAAAACGAATCAGCAGTTTTCCTGACGATTTTATTTTGCATGGTAACCTATCACAAAAGTGGGAAAGAGTCGGTAGAGCTGTACCACCACTAATGATGGCCAAAGTTGCTGAAACTGTAGCCAAAGAAATATTAGAAAAATGTTAAAAACAAAATTTCCTTCAAATCCTTACGTTGGTATGATTTTTTATTGTGTATATAGCAAAAAAACTTATGAATTTTTACAAGACTTTGATGGCTACGATAAATGGTATGACATAACTAATGAAAAACTTAATCCACTTTCTGATTTGTTTTAAATGGATATACCTACAAACTGGACTTTTGAAACCTCTGGTGTTGCACAAGGTTTTGATCGTCATGTTAGAGAACAGTTGCCTTGGTATGACTTAGCAACAAACGCAATACTTCATGTGGCAAGACACTACATTCCAGAAAATGGTCTTGTTTACGATTTTGGTGCATCTACTGGCAACATTGGTAGAGCATTAGAACCAATACTGACCAAAAGAAAAGCACACTTAATAGGCATAGAACCTAGTGAAGAAATGATAAAACTTTATAACGCACCGGGCGAAATCGTATGCAGCAAAGCAGAAACATTTATTGCAAAAGATTTTGATTTGTCTGTTTTATTTTTATGTTTAATGTTTATTCCACCAGCCAAAAGATTTAATCTTATGCTAAGACTAAGGGAGAAATGTAAACCCGGAGGGGCAATTATTGTCTTTGACAAGTTAGAACCAATTGGTGGCTACGCTTCAACTGTTTTCTATCGTCTTACACTTGCTGGCAAAAAAGCATCTGGTACAAATTCAGATGAGATAATTGAAAAAGAATTATCGTTGTCAGGTGTACAAAGACCTATTACAGAAGATCAACTTGCTGGCGATTTCATAAATTGGTTTAAATTTGGCGATTTCTCAGGATACCTTATAGAAAAACCAACATAATGGCAGCTTCACAAACAACACAAGCAGAAACAGAAATGCGTATCGCAAGATGTGCAAGGATTATTGCCAATGGTGGTAGAAGGTCTGATTGTATACAATATGCTGCAACAAATTGGGGGGTCAGTAAGAGGACTGTTGATAATTATTTAAAAGAAGCAAGGACACAATTAAGGGCAGATTGGGATATAGAAAGACCACAAATGATTGCTGATTTACTTAGTCAGTGCAGTACTTTACAAATGGAAGCAAGAAGAAATGGTCAACTTAATATAGCCCTTGGTGCAATAAATACTGCGGCTAAGTTAGCTGATCTTTGCTCATGAGTATTCTTGAAACAGTTAAAAAAGGTCATGTATTATTTGGCGATGGCCTATTTGATATACCATCTACAAAGACAGTACAAGATAGAATTACATCAAATTTATTACCGCATCAAGAAAAGTTTTGCGCAGATACAGAACATAGAAAATTAGCTTTGGTTTGTGGTTTTGGTGCTGGTAAGACATATGCACTTGTAAGTAAATCAATATTGTTGGCATCTATGAATGTTGGTCATATCTCAGCAATCTTTGAACCTACAGCACCAATGTTAAGAGACATATTGATGCGAACTATGAATGACTTGTTAGATGAATGGCAGATACCATATACATTTAGAGCTAGTCCATTGCCAGAATACCAACTGCAATTTAAAGAAGGGATACATACTATCTTGTTAAGAACTATATTGACCTACCAAAGATTGCGTGGTCAAAACTTGTGTGCTGTTGGTTTTGATGAAGCAGATACTGTTGCAAAGCGGGATGCCGAACAAGCAATGAATATGGCACTTGCTAGACTGCGGTCAGGTAATGTACAACAGTTTTACGCTACTACAACACCAGAGGGTCATTCATGGGCGTTTGATACCTTCGAAAAAAACGCCAAAGAAGATACTCGGTTGATAAAAGCTAAGACATCAGATAATCCCTACCTACCAGACGGATTTATTGATTCGTTACTCGAAAACTACCCACCACAACTTATACAGGCTTACCTCAACGGTAACTTCTGCAACTTAACCACAGGGCAAGTCTACGATAAGTTTGATCGTAAAATTCATGTTTTACAGAATAATCCATATGTTGATGATAATGAACCTTTACGAATTGGAATTGACTTTAACATTGGCAACATGAATGCAGTAATTGGTGTGGCAGTAGGTAATAAATTTATGGTTATAGATGAAATCGCAAAAAGTCACGACACAGACAGCATTGCTAAGGAAATCAAAAGCAGATATCCTTTCAACAAAATATATATCTATCCTGATGCATCAGGTGGAAACAGAAGTACAAATGCTACAAAGACCGACATCCAAATATTAGAAAGCTATGGTTTTGTAAATCAATCTGCTTTGTCTAACCCACCAGTACGAGATAGGGTTAACTCTGTTCAAGGTTTGTTGTTAAATGGCAAAGGCGAAACTAGATTAATGATTTCAAAAAAAGCAATAAAGTTGATTGAATGTTTAGAATTGCAAAGTTATAACGAAAGAGGTGAACCAGACAAGGATGCAGGGTACGATCATATGAATGATGCCTTAGGTTACATAACTTGGAGGTTGTTCAATCCCTTACATATGGGGGCTGGTCGCAAAACTGGTATTAGGCTTTATTAAGATTATTGTCTAAAATAAAAACAAACAATGGAGCAAAACTGTGTATTCTGGATATAGTCATTACAACAGACAGACAGCCGGTAGTAGGGGTACAGAAATAAATGACCCTAACAATACATGGTTTCAGCAAGAACCACATTGGATATTAATAGAAGATTTACTTGGTGGTACATATCAAATGAGGTCAAGGCATAGAAAATATCTTATGCAAGAACCTAGGGAACTTGATGAAAGTTATGACAACAGATTGGCTCGATCTGTTTGTCCACCTTACTTTTTAAGGCTAGAACGAATGTTGGCTGGTATGTTAACTCGTAAACCAGTTAGGCTTTCTGATACAGGCAATAATTTAAGAGAACAATTATTTGATGTAGATTTACAAGGTAATGATCTTAATGTTTGGACATATGAGACTGCCAGAAAAATGATTCGTTATGGCCATATTGGTGTTTTAGTAGATGCACCGGCAAGCGGTAATAATGGTAGACCATATTGGGTTACATATACACCTAGAGATATTCTTGGCTGGCGAACAGAAATGGTAGATGGCGAAATGCAGTTTACACAATTAAGGCTACAAGAAAAAGTATCTGAACCAGATGGTCTTTATGGCGAAAAGATTGTAGAGCAAGTTCGCTTGTTAACACCCGGCAACTTTGAAATACACAGAAAAGCAAAGACAGGTAAGTTTGTAAAAGTAGATGAAGGTACAATGCCAGTTAATAAAATACCTTTTTCTGTTGCTTATTCCAACAGGGTTAACCTTCTTGATTCAAGACCACCAATGGCCGATATAGCAGAACTTAATTTAAAAGCTTACCAAATACAATCTGATCTTGATAACCAACTACATATTTCTGCTGTACCTATGTTGGCCTTTTATGGCTTTCCACAAAATGCTGAAGAGGTATCGGCTGGTCCCGGCGAAGCTATTGCGTTTCCAGCAGATGGTCGTGCTGAATATATTGAACCAGATGGTAAGAGTTATGATGCACAATTTCGTAGATTAGACAGATTAGAAAGTCAAATTAATGAATTAGGGCTTGCAGCAGTACTTGGTCAAAAGTTATCTGCAGAAACAGCAGAAGCAAAACGAATAGATAGATCGCAAGGAGATTCAACAATGATGGTTGTAGCTCAACAGATGCAAGACATGATTGATAACTGTTTAATGTTTCATGGTCAATATATAAATTCTGAAGCTGGAAGTTCTTTTGTAAACAGAGACTTCCTATCACAAAGACTTGAGCCACAAGAAATACAAGCACTACTTACACTTTACACTTCTGGTTCTATTACACAAAAAACACTTCTTGATCAACTTACTGAGGGTGAGGTTCTTGGTGATGAGTTTGACGTTGAAGAAGAAATCGAAGCAACACAAACTGGTGGCATGATTGAAATGGCACAGCCAAAACAAAAAGCAGAACCAGACGAACCAGAGCAAGATGAAGAGTAATCTATGTCAACACCTGAAACTTTTTACAGAGAGGCGATTGACTTAAACCGCTACAGCAATCAAGTTGCTAGACAGATTGTTACAAATTACAACAACGTAATTTTAGATTTAACAAATAAATTGGCAACCATAGATGAAGTAACAGCACCAGCTACTGTTGCAAGAATTAGAGCTATGTTGGTACAGATGAAAGAAAGTCTTGAAAGTTGGTCTAATGCTAGTGCAGTTTATTTAGCAGACGAATTACAAGGTCTTGCTGTATTTCAAACAGAATTTGTAAAAGATCAACTTGAAAGGGTATTACCAAAAGGGACTGTTGGAGTTAACTCTGTACAAATATCTCCTGATTTTGCTCGAAGTATTGTTTTTACTGACCCTACAGAAGTAAACATATTAACATTACCAACTGACTTAGAATCTACTGTCCAGAGAACATTTAACCTTACTGCAGCCAAAGGTTCTGCTATTACTTTACCCAGTGGTCAAGTTGCAGAAAAAGCTTTTCGTGGCATATCTACAAAGCAAGCAGAACTAATTTCTAGTCAGATTCGTATTGGTATTACAGAAGGTGAATCAATACCAAAGATTGCAAAAAGACTCAGAGGCAGATTACAGTTTGGCGCAAACCAAGATATGACAGCAAAAGCACAAAGACTCGCTGGTGGAGATGGAATGAAATTAGCAAACAACCAAGTAATGACTATTGTACGAACTTCTGTTAATCAAGTTCAAAACTCTGTTAATCAAGAAACATACGCAGCAAATCAAGAAGTCACGCAAAGATATGAATATGTCGCAACTTTAGATGCAAGAACAAGTGCAATCTGCGGAAGTTTAGATGGCAGAATTTTTAAATATGGAGAAGGTCCTATGCCACCACAACATTTTAACTGTAGGTCAACCACTGTTCCAATAATTGATGACGAAGATTTGCGAAAACGATTTCCTGATACTCGCCCAAGTGCTACTGGTAGAGTTCCACAAGGTATGAATTATGCGACTTGGTTAAAAGATAATCCATCAATACAAACAGATGCACTTGGCAATAAAAAAAGATTTTTTAATTATCTTATTGATAAAAAAAGAAAAAGTCCAAGAGAGGCTTTGCGATTAATAATTAAAGATGATGGAACAGAGCTACCATTAAAAGAGTTAATAAAAAAATATCCAAATGCCACTTAAAAAAGGAAGACAACCAAAGACAATTACAGGCAACATAAGACAACTAATACAAGAAGGTTATTCAAGAAGCCAAGCTGTTGCTATTGCTTTGTCAAAAGCTGGTAAGAAAAAGAAAAAAACAAGACGGAAAACAAAATAAAAGATATTATATTAATAGTTACTTAATAAATTATGCCTAAAGGTATGAATTATGGTTCTACAATGAAACCAAAGAAAAAAAAGAAAAAAGGTAAAAAGTAATGGCAAAAACACTAGCAGAAAAATTATCTGAAGCAAAAAAAGCAACAGACACAAAACCAAAAAAAGATGCGAAAGCTAAGAAGGGTTCCTAAAGACAAAAAAACTGGCATAGCAAAAAAGTATTTGTCAGGTTCAAAAAACCCTGCTGCAAAAGCTGCTGAGATTAAAAGAACAGCAAAGCTTTATAAACAAGGTGCTTTTATTGATATAAAAGCGGTACAAAAATCAAGAGTTGCCCAAGATGTCACAAAAAGCAAAAAGAAAACCACTAAGCGCCGCCGTAAAAAAAGCACTTAAGGCAAAAGCTGAAGGTACAAAGTTTAAATATGGCGAACT